TACCAGATGGCAGAGAGCTGAGAGGAACCGACTCGCTGTTCGCTGAACTCGATGAGTTCTATCACGGAGAGTTCACCGATACGATCATCAGCATGATGCTTCCAGTTGTGAGAAGCTATGCACAGGCGATTTATACACAGGCAGCAATGGAAGTTGGATACCCATCGGACTTCACTCCAGAGCTGGAAGAATTTGTCAGAGGCTATCTGGATGTCATGGCGAACAAGCACGCAAAGAACTCACGCCAGCAACTACAGTCGATAATCAGCAACACCGATTTCGTCGAACTCATCAACGCTCTGGATGTCAGGCTTGATCAATGGCTGGCGAACAGAGCTGAGAAAATAGCTCGAAAGGAAACCACCGAAGGCAACGGAGCCTTCTCTAAATATGCTTACGTTGCTGCTGGCGTGATGTCACTGCGTTGGGTCACGACTGGAACTGAGACCTGTCCATTCTGCAAAAAGCTGTCTGGCAAGGTAGTCAGTTCGACCGAGCGTTTTGTCGAGGCTGGAGCAACAGTTGAAAGCGAAGCAGGAGACTTAGTACCTAGAAGCAACATCGGCCACCCACCATTACACAGTGGGTGCGATTGTTTCATCTCACCATCTATAGGATAGACCAATGAAATCAGCAACATATGAGAGACGAGATTACAACGTCGAAAAGATAGAACTCCGTGACACTGATGAAGGTCAGGTTATCAGTGGCATGGCACTGCCATTCAATCGTGACAGTCAGGATCTTGGTGGGTTCGTCGAACGCATTGATCCAGGTGCTGTAGACAGAACACTGGAGAACTCTGATGTGGTGATGTTATGGCAACACGACAGCACCGAACCGATCACCAGAGAGTCCACCGGACTCAAGCTAGAGGTCAGAGATGTCGGTGTGTATTTTGAGGCACAGGCATCAGATTTCACAGAGCGTCAGTTGGATCTGTTGCAACGTGGCGTGGTCAAGCAGATGTCATTCGGGTTCCTGACAGTCAGAGATGACTGGCAACAGGAGAGCGATCCCATTGTCCGCACATTGCTGGACATCGACCTCAGAGAGATTTCACCAGTAACGTGGCCAGCGTATAATCAAACCAGCGTGGCTGTAAGGTCTGCTGAGAGCGTTGGGATCACTCTGGTGACTGATGACACCGATGCGAGTGACGAAGTGCCCCAGGCGAAGCCTGACAACACCATGCAAGAAACGAAGTTGAAACTGCTAACAGTTGAGATGGATGACTAGTCCAATCAGCAAAGCAACATCGTTGCCAGCGATATCTGTCGGATTCGCCATTTCCATTTTGGTCGGAGCATGGATGGCAGGTAGTCGGTTTGAGGGAATGGCCAGAGCCGACTCACAAGCGATGGTGGAGCTAGAGGACATAAGAGACAGGCAACGCAAGTACATCGGTCAGCAAGGCTCTTTGACGCTTCAGATCGCAGACCTGATTGAACGTATCACCCAACTGGAAAAAGAGATGGCTGTACTCAAAGCCACCAAATAAAAAAACCCTGGGGGAGAGAATCAGATCCCCCAGGGCAACCAGTCCTTTGGCTGGTTTTGGTTAGCTAACTATTTCAATTTCATCTGGATCAATAGGTTTTCCAAAGGTGTCATTGCGACTGGTGGCATAGCCTCGCAATATATCGTCACCCTTCCAATTTTTTTGAACGTGGGTCACAAAAAATATTTCGTCGATAACTTGTGTGCCATTGCTACGAACAAACTTTGGGTCTGCAACGAGGTCTCTTTTGTACCTTACGTTTTGACCTAAAAACGGAGACAACTTTTCATTAGTTGTCACCGATTGCATTTTGAACATTGTTGCAAGTCCACTGCCGACTAATTCTGGGTGTAGTTCTTTTGCCATTTTAATTCTCCTTTATTGATCTGGATGACAAATTAAACAATCACAGTCATCTGGATTTACAGTAAGGTTATGGGTGATTTCGCTTCTCTCAATCTGCATCGTGTCTTCTATGGCACAAGCGACACTGAAGCCCCCATCCGCCTGACAGTCAGGACATGAATCAAACCGATACCGCTCAGTCCGTCCTGTGGTTTCGGATAGAATTTCATCCACCTCGTGGTGAATCTGCCACCCCAGTTGTTTCCAACCCTTTGAGGGGCGAGTGGCGTGGCAAGTGATGCAGTTGTAGGTGCGTGCCATTATACGAACACCACCAATCCGTCACGATGACGGAGACCTGTGGTTTCAACTTCTTTGTACTCGCTCCCATCGCCTTGACCTACTGGCACTTGGCGATAGCACTTCTTACAACATAGGACTTCTGCTTCTAGTCCTGTTGCGAAGTACTCAGAGTAAACACCACAGCAATCTGTGGTGCGTTGGCCGAGGTCATCGTAGCGAGCTTTCATCTAAATCTCCTAAAAAAAGAAAAAAGGAAAAACATAATTGATTTATCGTTGACTAATTATATAGACGAAACGTCTACTACGCAAGGACCAAATAAATCCAAGCCAAAAATCTATTGAGCAAATGCTCATAGGGTTTTATCTTTTTACAGAATCTGAGATGGGTCCATCGGGACACAACCACGCAGATTCTGTGGTTCGAGGTGTGACGCTTGCACGAGCATCATCGAGCTAATCCTATATCATTTCATTTTATCACTAGGGTAATTCTATGGATATGCGATCCAGAGCAAAGGAGCTAAAGGCATCATGTCAGACCGCCATCTCCAATGCTGAGAACGAGGGACGCACGATGACTGAAGAGGAACAGCAACAGTATGATGCTGACTTCTCAGAACTCGAAAGCGTACTCTCACAGATTAAGCGAGCCGATAGGCTTGCAGAGATCGCTGGAGATTTGTCCGAACCAGCGACCACTCCTGTTGGGCCTGAAGCGTCACTCGCTCCAGACCAGACCAGAGACGACCATGTTGAAGTACGCATGGGCAAGGACAGAGAGAACGAGCGTGGCTTTGAAAACATCGGTGAACAGCTCCAAGCTATCGCCCACGCAAGCCATCCCGAATCTCGTTTTGAAAATGTAGACAAGCGTCTTCACTTTCTACAAGAAAGAGGTGGAAATCCTGAGAACGAAAAACGTGCCAGTGGTGCAAGCGAAGCAGTCGCATCTGATGGCGGGTATCTCGTGCAGAAGGACTTCAACGATACCATCTTGGAAAAGGTGTATCAGACTGGCCAGGTAGCTTCCAGAGTTACCAGACAAGCAATCGGACCAACGGCCAATGGTTTGACCTACAACATGGTGGACGAAACGTCCAGAGCGAATGGTTCGAGATTCGGTGGGCTAAGAGCCTACTGGACCGCAGAGGCTGCAGCATTAACTGCGAGCAACCCAACATTCGCACAGCAGACTCTCCAGTTGAACAAGCTGGCTTGCTTGTTTTATGCGACTGAAGAATTGCTGATGGACCAAGTATCACTCGCTGGTCTCGTTGAGAGAGCAGTACCGCAAGAGATTCTCTTCAAGGTTGAAGATGCGATCATTGAGGGTACAGGGTCAGGCCAGCCATTAGGCATTCTGAATGCCAATGCAACAGTTTCACAGGCCAAAGAAAGCGGTCAGACGGCTACCACCATTAACGCCACTAACGTGGAAAAAATGTGGTCAAGAATGTGGGCACCATCGAGAGGCACTATGGTCTGGCTTATCAACCAGGATGCAGAACCACAGCTGACTGCCATGACGAGTGGGGATCATCCGATCTATTTGCCACCGCTAGGTTTGTCCGATACTCCGTTCAGCAGACTGTACAATCGTCCAGTCATCGCTACAGAGTACAACGCAACACTGGGAACAGTCGGAGACATCATGGCTGTGGATCTTTCCCAATATATGCTCATCGACAAGGGAGCTGTCAGAGGAGATTCCTCGATGCACGTCAGGTTCCTATACGATGAGAGAGCATTCCGCTGGATGTACCGCTGCGACGGCCAGCCCATGTGGAACTCAGCACTTACACCATTCAAGGGGAGCAACACGCAGTCTCCCTATGTCACTCTGGCCACGAGGAGCTAAATATGTCGGCAGCCAATGGTTTTAGTATTGGAGAAGGCCAAGGCAAATTTATCCTTGGCGTAGCCCCTGTGGATATTGACGCTGGTGCTCAGACATCTGATGCCTGGGACATGAGTGGGTACACCCACGCCAGTATCATCATTTCACTGGGGGTCACTGGAGCAGCTAGCACTGTGACAGTGAAAGAAAATCAGGACGCTTCGGGAACAGGTGCCACCGCCATCGGCTTCAGCTACTACGCTGAAGAAACGGCTGGTGGAGATACCACTGGAGCAAGGACTACAGTGTCCGCATCGGGTTTTTCAACTTCGACTAATGATGGCGTGTACTACGTTATCGAAATCGATGCTTCTGAATTAAGCGATGGATACAACTGGATCACAGTTCATATGAGCGATCCAGGTGCAGCGACCTTTGCTTCCGTAGGAGCAGTATTAAGTGGAGCAAGATACGCCGAAGTCGAAGCCTTAACAGCCGAATCCTAATCGAGAGTTAGTAGTCTGCTTTGAGGTAGTGGGTGGGGAGTTGCAAAGCTCCTCACCCACGAATGGTTTCTTATAAATGGGAAAGACTTATGAGCATTATGATTAAGAGATTAGATGGTCCGACGGCTGGCCAAGTGTATCTGGAGCGAGAGGACATCGCTGAAAACCTGATCGATGTCGGCAGTGCAGTCAGAGCCACATTCGATGACACGCAAAGAGCTGTGCCATCTGCTGTTGAAACGCCAGAGAGTTCGAGTGCTTTGTCAGATATGAAAGTCAAAACGCTGAAGAACATGGCAGAAGCACGAGGCGTGGAAGTCAAAGGCACTGGAGTCGGTGGCAGAGTCACTAGGACAGACCTAGAAAAAGCACTGAGCTGATCCATGCACAGACAGACACCTTGGAACAGGGTGGTCACAACGACTGCTCCGTCCACTCGACCTGTGAGCCTGGATAGAGTCAAACGCAGTCTGGGTCTGGATAACGTCCGAGACTTTGATACCACACTGATGGAGCTGATAGCTGCAGCAACACAGGCTGTGCAGAATGATCTGGGCAGATGCTTGGTCGAGACGACGTACACATTGTATCTGAACAAGTGGCCAGGTCGGGAGATCCAGTTGCCATATCCACCACTGATGTCTGTGACCCATGTGAAATACTATGGAGACGCAACAGAGACATTGGATACGCTTTCCACTGCCGACTACACTGTCAGCACAGCTGGAGATCCGGGAGTCATCTGGCTGAATGAAGACAAGGACTGGCCAGACCTAATGGACAGACCGCAAGCCATCGAGGTGAAGTTCAAAGCTGGATACGGCACAGACACCGACGACGTGCCAGCAGCGATACAGCAAGCCGTCGTGATGACAGCGAGTTATTTCTTTGACCAGCCATTGCCAGTTGTCACAGGAACGATTGCGACTGAGTTACCTTTGGGAGTTTCACGGCTGATCGACTCTGAAAGATTCCAAAGGTATTAGAGCATGGCTAGGAAAAGCAGACTGCGTACCAAGCTGATGTTCCAGTATGACTCTCGCACTAAGGACACCGACGGATATGAAACTCCGACGTGGGTCGATAAGGGCGAAAGGTTTTGCCAGGTCGAGCCGTTACAAGGTCGAGAATATTTTGATGCCCACGCTGTCCTGGGACAACAGGGACTGCGAATCCGAACTCACTATGATGAGATCATAGCAGACGTGGAGCCTGATCGCTGGCGAATGAAAAACGGCACCACGATTTATTCCATCCAAAGCATGATAAATGTAGACATGGAAAATCGTGAGCTGGAGTTCGTCTGCACAACAGGCACTGGAGTTCTGGACTGATGGCCAGCCCAGCAATCAGTATTAAGATCGATGGCGATAAAGAGCTGATGGCAGAGTTCAATCGCATGAGCAAAGGACTTGGCAAACAGGCTTTGGCTCATGCGACGTTGCAAGGTGCGAATGTCATCAAACGAGAGGCAAGTTTGAGAGCACCTCGTGGACGCACTGGCAATTTGAGGCGAGGCATTATTGCCAAAGTTTTGAAGGCCAAAAAACAGTTGGCTAGTGCTGGGGTCAGTTGGACAGTATCTAGAGGTGACAAGTCTCCTTTCTATGGTTTGTTTATTGAGAAGCAAAGAGAGCAGAAGCGGAACAAGGAGTTCACGAGAGGTATCAAAGGCAGGAAAACTTTGGCCAGTTATGTACCCAGAAACACTGGCAAGGTACGTAGGGACGCATTTTTGATACCAGCCTATGATGCGAAACGCAGACAGGCAGACAATGTAATGAAAAAAGAGCTGTGGAGAATAATCAAAAAAGTGGCGAAGCGAGGTATGTTGCGTGGCTAATCAAATCGAAGACGTGATCTATAGTCGCATACAAGCGACCAGTGCTTTGACGGATTTGGTATCGACAAGGGTCTATCCAATTCGACGCCCAGCAGACGCTACGTTACCTTTGATAGTATACGAGAGAATGAGTGAGTATTGTCCACCAGCGATGGCAGAAGACCCAGGCAACGTAATTGCAAGGTATCGTTTTTCATGTCAGGCAGATACTCCGGAGAACGCAAGGAATGTGGCTGCAAAACTGAAAGCGTGTATCGGTTACTATATGGATAGCACAACGACACCAGTGGTCGATGGATGCTTGCCAGAGTCCAGCTCAGAGGAGTTCGAGTTGGGTGCGGATTTGTTTACAGTCGAGAAGGATTTTCAAATAGCTTACAGGGAATAAATTATGGCAACGTATGTACAAACAAACATCGGACTCTACTGGGGTTCCTATTCGCTGGCCTCGACATTCAATGCCATCGGGTTG